AACAGGATCCAAGAGTACAACAGATGATAGAAGAAGAAAGGAAGAGAAAATCAGTAATTAACCAAAGAAAAAAAGAAACATCTGCCCTCCTACAAATGAATAGATAACAGAAAACTTAAACAACTAAAAACTTATGGCAGCCACGTATACTGATAATGGGACCAATACACCAAATGGATCCCATAAAGAGTTTACATATACCTTTCCTGTAATAGAAAGTACAGACGTTAAGGTAGCACTGAACGGTATAACTCAGGCAACAACTAAATATACTGTATCTACTTCACCCGCAAAAATAGAATTTAATAATACCAGTGTTGATAGTACTGTACAGGAAGCAACTGGTGCTCCTAAAAATGGAGTAACTGTACGAGTTTATAGAGAGACAGCTGTTGGTAAAGCATCAGGGGATGAAGATCCTAAAGCTGTCTTTGCTGCAGGTAGTTCTGTAAGAGCTGCGGACTTAAATAGTAACTTTGAACAGTTATTATTTGCCTCTCATGAAAAACAAAACCAATTAATATTAGCTGAAGATATAGATACTGGTGCTGTAACAAGTGCTAAGATTTTAGATAATACCATAGTTAATGCTGATGTTAACACTTCAGCTGCTATAGCTGGTACAAAAGTAAGTCCTGACTTTGGATCTCAAGCTGTAGTCACAACTGGTACTCTTGCATCTGGAGCAACAACAGTTACGGGAAACATAACTGTTTCAGGTACTGTAGATGGCAGAGACGTAGCTGCAGATGGTACGAAATTAGATGGCATTGAATCTGGGGCTACAGCTGATCAAAGTAATGCAGAAATAAGAGCTGCAGTAGAAGCTGCTACTGACTCTAATGTCTTTACAGACGCTGACCATAGCAAGCTAAACGGTATAGAAACTTCAGCTACTGCTGATCAAACAGCTGCAGAAATAAGAACACTTGTAGAATCAGCTTCAGATTCTAATGTCTTTACAGATGCTGATCATACAAAGCTAGGTAATGCTGTAACTCTTGCAGATACACAAACACTTACAAATAAAACATTAACAACTCCTGTTATTAATGATTTTAGTGGTACTGCTGTTGTTACTTCTGGTACTTCTACGAGTGATAATAAGACTTATTCTGCAAAGAGAGCTGGTGAAATATTCTATGGTAAAGACACTGCAGAGGAAATACAATCAGGTGAAACTTGGAGTGCGGCTGACAATAAAGTTGCAACTACAGCAGCTATTGATGCGAGGATTGTTGACCTTGTAGATGATGTTGGTGGTTTTGTACCAATAGCAAATGAGACATCTTTCCCTACTGCTAACCCTGACGTTAATAATGGTGCAGGTACTCTTGTTAGTATCAAGGCTCTTGCTAGTAACTTGGTATCCAATGGGTCTGGAGTGGCAACGATTACTAACGGTGCAGGTTCTGGTAATAATGTAACTATTAGTGGATTAGCAAACAGCACAACTTATGCTGCTACCTTTGGAATGATTGTAGAAACAACTACAACTAGTGGTAATGGCAGTGCTACTCCACCAAGAGAATATACATTCCATAGACAAGTACCAAAGGCTACAGAAGTTACTACTGTTGCTGGAAATATATCTAATATCAACTCTGTTGCAAGTAATTCAAGTAACATTAACTCAGCTGTAAGCAATGCTTCAAATATAAATAGTGCTGTAAGCAATGCTAGTAATATCAACTCAGTAGCTGGAAATATTTCTAACGTTAATACTGTTGCTGGTAATAACACTAACATTAATGCAGTTGCAGGTAACGCTACTAACATTAATACTGTAGCTGGAGCTAATTCTAACATTACTTCAGTAGCTGGATCAATAGCTAATATTAATACAACAGCTTCTAACATATCTGATGTTAGTAATTTTGCTGATTTATATCAAATAGCTACATCCGCACCTAGCACAGATGGTGGAGGTAATTCTCTAGTAGCTGGTGATTTGTGGTTTGATTCGTCTTCAAATAAAACTTTAAAAGTCCATAACGGAAGTGCATTCCAATCAGTATCACCTACTCAATCGGTATTAAATGATATATCTATTGTATCTGGTCAAATTACTTATCTTGAAGATTTAGGTTCTATAGCAGATGCCTTACAAACTGGTACTGGTAATAATATTAATACAGTTGCAACGTCTATATCTAATGTAAACACAGTTGCTGGTGCTATAGCTAATGTTAATACAGTTGCAGCTGATGCTACTGATATAGGAGTTGTAGCAGGTAAAGCTACAGAGATAGGAAGACTAGGTACTGCTGATGCAGTATCTGATATGAATACTTTAGGTACTACAGCAATCGTATCCGACATGGATACACTAGCTGATATATCAAGTAATATTACTACTGTAGCTGGAGTTTCAAGTAATGTAACTACTGTAGCTGGTATAGCTAGTAATGTAACTTCTGTAGCTGGAAATGCAACAAATATAAATGCTGTTGCAGCTGATTCAAGCGATATAGGAGCTGTTGCTGGTAAAGCCACTGAAATAGGTAGATTAGGTACAACCGCTGCTGTTGCAGATTTAGCAATACTTGGAACTACCGATGTAGTAGCTGATATGAATACTTTGGCTACAACTGCAATTGTGTCTGATATGGACACATTGGCTGACATATCTAGTAATATAACTACTGTTGCTGGTATTTCTGCAAATGTGACTACTGTTGCTGGTAATAATACTAACGTATCTACAGTAGCTAGTAATAACACTAATGTAACAACTGTTGCTGGAAGCATATCTAATGTAAACACAGTTGGAGCTGCTATCTCAAATGTAAATACAGCTGCAACTAATATTTCAAGTATCAATACAGCTGCAAGTAACATTAGTAATGTTAATAACTTTACTGATAAATACCAAATAGCTTCCTCTAATCCATCAACAGATGGTGGTGGTAATTCGTTAGCGGCTGGTGACTTATATTTCAACACTTCTGCTAACGAACTTAAGGTTTATAACGGTAGTGCTTGGCAAGGTGGTGTTACAGCTACTGGTAACTTAGCTGGTCTAGGTTCTAACACATTTACTGGTAACCAAACAATAAATGCAAACATTGTTATATCAGGTACAGTAGACGGTAGAGACGTAGCTACGGACGGTACAAAACTTGACGGGATAGAAGCAAGTGCAACTGCAGATCAGACTGCTGCAGAGATTAGAACACTTGTAGAGTCAGCGTCTGACAGTAACGTGTTTACTGACGCAGATCATTCAAAGCTAAATGGTATTGAAGCTAGTGCAACAGCAGATCAAACTGCTAGTGAAATTGTAGCTTTAATTGCTGGACAAACTATTGCACCAAACGTAATAACAACAACTAACTTAACCCTAGACTTCGGATCAATCGCATAATGGCAAAATTATTAAAACTAAGACGTGGAACTACCACGCAACATGGTAGCTTTACTGGAGCCGAAGGTGAAGTTACTATTGATACAACTAAAGATACAGCAGTTGTACATGACGGCTCACAAGCTGGTGGTAGGCCACTAGCAAGAGAAGATCTGGACAATGTATCTAGTGCTAGTATAGCTGGTAAACTAGCGACTGACTCTTTATCAGTAGGTCAGATTGGTGGTGGTACATTACCAACTGACGTAAAAGTTGAAGACGCTAACGTAAATGGCAACTTAACTATTGAAAACGCAGACGTAACAAACACAGCTGCAATAGCTGGAAGTAAAATTACTCCAGCATTTGGTGCTCAAAACTTATCTACATCTGGAACCGCAGCAACTGGAGCTTTAACTGTTACAGGTAATATTGCTGTATCAGGAACAGTTGATGGTAGAGACGTAGCTGCTGACGGTACTAAGTTAGATGGTGTTGAAGCATCAGCTACTGGTGACCAATCTGCTGCTGAAATAAGAACTTTAGTTGGTTCTGCTAGTGACAGTAATGTATTTACTGATGCAGACCACGCGAAACTAGATGCACTAACAACTTCAAACGGTGTTATACTTAATGGTGTAACCGCAACAACACAGTCTGCATCTGATAACAGTACAAAAGTTGCAACAACTGCTTACACAGATACAGCAATATCAAACTTAGTAGACTCATCTCCTGGTGCTCTTAATACTCTTAACGAGTTAGCAGCAGCCATAGGTGATGATGCAAACTTTTCTACAACTGTTACTAACAGTATTGCTACTAAAATGCCTTTGGCTGGTGGTGAATTTACAGGTGATGTCACTTGTCATAATATCACACCTGACGGAGATAGTTCTAGAAACTTAGGTACAAACTCTGTAAGGTTTGCAAACGTATACGCTGACAACTTTGTTGGTGCTGGTGGTAACTTAACTGGTATTGAAGGTGTACCATCTGGTGTAATCGCCTTGTGGTCTGGTGCAACAAACGCTATACCGACTGGTTGGGTTATATGTGATGGTAACAACAGCACACCAGATCTACGAGATAAATTTCTTGTTGGTGCTGGTAACTCTTACTCTGTAGCTGCTACAGGTGGTGCAAACACTGTAACTTTGGCTACATCTGAAATACCAGCTCATGGCCATACAACAGATAACCATTATCACTCTTTTGACGCTGGTAACCATACCCACTCATTTAGTGGATCAGGTTCATCTAACCATTCTCACGGCCTTCCTGGTAATGTGTGGCGTTCTGGTGGTGGTTATGGTGTTGGATCCTGGGGTAATGGTAGTTTTAGTGCTCAAGGAACAAATACTAATGGTGCTAACGTAAGCATATCAGTTAGTGGTAATACAGGCAACGGAGCCGTAAGTGGTAATACAGGTAACTCGAATCCTACAACTAATAATGCTGGTGGTGGTGGTGCTCACGAAAACAGACCTCCATATTATGCACTTGCTTACATCATGAAAACTTAATTTTATTATCCACCAATGAAAACTTTTAAAAAAAATGTCGGTTTTAAAAATTTTATTTTTGAACAACCTAAACAACTTACACCACAATTCTGTGAACACTTAATTGATCTTTATGAAAATCACCCTCGATCAATAGAGTTACGTAATCCTGGAGAAACTATTGGTTTTAAAGGTCCAGACGCATTACGAGTGAAACAATCAGAAGATTTAATAATTTCTGGAATACCAGAATTTAAAAATGAAGATAAAATACTAGAGGTTTCGTTGAGTAAATTTTTACGTAATTATATAGATTATTTGTCTAAAACCTTTCATAGTTCATATAATGATCTAGAAAGGTATAATTATGAAGACAGTGGTTTTCAAATACAAAAAACAACCCCTGGCGGTTTTTATAACTGGCATCAAGATGCTTTTGAAACTAGATTTTTTACTTATATTTATTATCTAAATGATATTAAGAATAAAGGTGAAACACAGTTTGCTAATGGTTTAAAAATTAAGCCAAAGCAAGGTAAAGCTCTTATGTTTCCAGCAACTTGGGAATATGTACATAGAGGTATTGCTCCGAAAGATGAAATAAAATATATTGCTACAGGTTGGATAAAGGTTATATATGCTAATCCTAATAACTCTTTAGAACAAAATTTAGAATTAACAGAACAGATTTAGAATGTCAATCCTTGTTCCAACCCCTAAGCTTCCTAAGCCCATAGACCTGCCTAGAATCGAGCTGAAGCCCCCTTCAGTTCGTA